TTCTCCCAAACCAAGGTTTTCGAGAGCCGTTTGCACAGTGCCATCCGATTTGATATCGCCAAACGGATTCTTGCGGCTTAACAGCAGCGCACGAAGTGCGGTAAGCATCTGGTCATGCCGCCCTTTCTCCAGGCTGGCACCGGAGGCCTCCACCACGCTACAAAGTTCTTCCTGCAACATGTCAAAGTAGTCATCATCCAGATCGGTGGCAGGTGTGCCGGTCTGGGGGTTACCACGGGTAAAACCGTTCTTACCCGCGCCGAACTTATCCTTCTGCGCGGTTTTCGTGTCTATACGATGCATGGATTACTCCGGATATTTAAAAATTACGTAGGTATGCGAAGGGCAGAGTTTGTTAAGCACGCACTCGACAACGGTGTCGCCCCAGATACGCAGTGCGGAATCACAGGGATCGCCACATGTCATCCAGGTGGTGTTGGTGGCGGCTGGCATGTTGACCTGCCAGTAATACCGCCATTCCGGCGCATTCACTGCGTCAGTACAGGCCGATGAGCAGGTGAACGTGCTTTTATCGTATCGCGTGATAGTGGCGTCTGGTCTGCCCAGGGCAGCAAGCTGTGCAAGGTAAAAATCCTCATTGATGCCGCCCGCCAGATTAACCTTCGCATCCAGCCGTTGCTGACGCTGGCGAAGGGTCTGTGTCCCTGCGGGAATACATTCATCCGGCAGACCGCACAGACGCTCCCAGCGGTTTATCAGTTCAGTGGTGGTGCGCGGATCCAGCTCCCGCATCAGGGCATCCGCACGCTGATGAACGCGGGTTAATGAAGGTGCCGCACCGGCAATCGCCGGATCGCTGGCTGACCATGCAGGACCGGGCGGCAACAGTGCCGATAACAGGCGGATGTAATCATCGTTTGTCACGTCCATGAAATCGTCCCCAGAACCGCCAGTTCATTTTTTGCAATGGAGATATTGTCCGCCGGGGCAAGCAACTGATGGCTGTATTCCCCGTTCGCACCGGAAATCGCCTCACTGATACGCGATACCTTCAGTTCTCCCTGAGGATAACCATCACGCAGCAGGAACGAACGCAACTCTGCGGTGATGGCAGCCCGTATTTCCGGTGTGTCCGGCGTCACGCGGATATGAAAATCCACTTTATGCGCCACCGGCCTGAATACATACAAATCAGAGCCTGCCACCGGGGCCAGTGGCTCAATGTGTTGTCTTGCCGCCGTTTCCGTTGATTCTTCCGGAATGGGATTAATCAGGTCACTGCTGGCAATCATCACACCGACAGTTCCCGTTCCCATCCAGTGACGGTATGTCCATGCGCGGGTAATGCCGGGCACTTCTTTAGCCCAGACGACATAGTCCACGTCAGCCCCGCCCTGCGGCGTCCAGTAATACCGCTCAATGATGCGGGCGCGCCACGTTTCCAGATCTTCAGTATCAAATCCGCCTGTCAGGGTGTCAGCCACACCGGAAGACGGCAGACCATTCACCGGCGTGACCAGGATTAATGACGTACCGTCGTCAGCGTTACCGACCGCGCCTGAACTTGAGCAGGCGATCGGCACGCGCAGGACACCACCGGAGCTGGTTGCATCGGCAGTTGCCGTGTACTGAACCAGGTCATCGCGCTGAATAACACTCCCGGCGGTCACCTTCAGGCCATCGCTGACACCTTCCCAGCGCATATACCCGCTGGCAGCCGTGGCCCCCTTGCGCGGACACCGTTTCATCGCAGCATGTCGCGCCAGCCAGGACTCATCGCACAGGTCAGGCAGCATGTTCATTGCCAGATAATCGATGTAACCGTAAACCGTATGCAGCGCCGCCGCATACACCTTTGCCCGCACGTCTTCATCCATGCGCCGGAGCGTGTCGCTGACGTCCAGCCTGGCGAATAAATCGTTACGGAGCATACTGATATTTTCTGCCAGCGTCGGGCGCTGAAATTCACTGTCCGCCATGCGTTATCGCACTCCACAGATCATCAAAAGAAATCATTACCGGTCCGTCACGACGCCAGAGAGTGATACTGTTACCCAGTTCATTAATCCCGGTGCGGCGGATATCCAGATCAATACGGGACACCACGCCATCATCAATCATCCATTGCAGGCATTCGCGGATATACCCCCTTACCGTCTGCACCAGCTGATTGGTCAGTTTGCTGCGCTGAAGCAGCCACAGTCGGGAGCCGTAACGGTCATTCTGTACCGCAGGCCAGGTATCCCCCCACCATCCCATCGGGACGTCGGCGTTGTCATCAGGCTCCGCCCGCCGCCAGGTAAACAGGGAAATCACCACGGAGCGGGTCAGCGGATCCAGCGGTGCGCTGGCGCAGGTGCGTTTACCGTTCACCGTCAGCCACAGTTCCATCATGCCTCCATCGCTTTATCCGGTTTGTCGGTGTTACTGCCCTGACCGTTCTCTCTGTGACGATGCCCGTTATAGGCAAGCCGCATCGCTGACATGGTGGTGCCGCCGGAGTCGCACAGGTCTTTCACCTGTCCGGTCACTTCCAGGTCCATTTCAAAACGTGCTTCAGGTGCATTGCGAAACGTGATCGTTTTACCTGCACCGTCCACCACGATCCCCTCCCGGGTCAGCGTCACGGACTGCCCCTGATCGTCATAGACAGCCACCTCGCCCGTCTGCAGCCCTTTCAGGCGGTAGCGACGGTCCGACACCGTAACAACCACCGCATGAGAACGGTCGCCATCCGGAAACAACACAACCGCTTCCGCACCGCTGTTTGCCCTTGCGGTAAAACCGTAGGGTTCAAGATGTTCAACCCCGGCTTTGGGTTCACCGGCAATCAGGGACACATCCACGGTCTGACATTTCGTGGCGGCACTGATGCTTTTCACCACGGCCCGCCCAATCAGGCCGAGGAGTTGTCGCTGCATGGCTTCAATCGTCCTCATCAGAACGGGTCCTCCTGTACTCTGGCTTTTTTCTTTTTCCGCGCGCCGGGGGCTTCGGGTTCAGGCAGATAAGCATCAGGCGGGCCGACACGGATTTCCGTCAGGGTGCCGTTCTGGTCCTGAGTAAACGTGACTTCCGAAACAAGCAGTTCGGTATTGTCGAAACCACAGACCGGATCAAAGACAATCACCCGCTGGTTGGGCTGCCACAGCGTACCGTTACCCTGTCGCCAGCCCTGCACCACATAGGTGGTTTCATCCGTCCGCGCCGCCCGTTGTCGGGCTTCAAAGTCCGCACGGACAATACAACCTGCCCCCGTAGCCTGCCCTGTCTGCCTGATATACATCGGACGGTAACGGGCAATAAATGCGTCCTCTGTGCGGGCCCGCAGCGCGGTGGTGGTGGCCTCACCGAAATCATCGTCGTTCCCGGCACGCTGCCCCGCCACCTGGTAAACAGAAAATCGCTCCCGGATACTCTTCTCCGTATCGCAGGAAAGGATGTTTTCCCCGAGTACCAGCGCGGTATGTGCCCGCGTTGAGCCAATACCGCCAATCACCAGCCTGCCGTGCGGGTCGTCGTAAGCCAGTGCCTGCTGCTGACCGAGTATTTTGTTGATTACCTCAATCACCGTTTCACCGTGATCAGGCTGAACATCAGGAATAACACCCGACGGCGCACCGCTGTTCACCACCTCAATGCCGAAAGGCGCAGCAAGCGCCTGCGCAATCTGCACCAGCGAGCGTCCGTTAAACTGTGTCGGTTCGGCTGCACAGTCAATCAGGTCAGCCGTCAGACTACGTCCGGCAATACCGGTGCTGACCGAACGGGCATCGTAACGAACGGGAGTCGCCTCCACCCAGCCGGTGATCACCAGCTCATCACCAATCAGCACTTCCACTTTTGAACCGTTTCTAATGCGCGGCTGAAGCGTGGTGATACCCTCATCTCCCGGCCACTGGCGAGTGATCTCCACACTGAAATCCCGCGCCAGCCGTTCAATACCGGCACCGATGCGCACCGATGTCCAGCCATTCCACTCCCGGCCATTTACCCGTAGCGTGACATTGTCGTTCATTGCACTGGCACCTTCAGAGGGATCACCGGCACAAAGCCGGGATGCGTAATGGCATTACGCCGGATAATGTCCGCGTCACGCGCCGCGTTATCAAACCAGGTCGCCGCCAGCACCAGCGCGGGTAAAACCTCATCCGGTGTGCGCTGAATGATCCGTGCAGACTGTTCAAGGCGCGTGTTGATATCCGCATTCAGATCTGCTTTCACCCGGCGCAGCGCCAGAAACAGCGCATCACTGGTTGTACGGGACAACTCCTTATCAATTGCCGTATTCAGTGTGTCGCGAATGTCAGTCAGTTCTTCCCACGTCGGCAGGTCAACCGTGTTTTTCACCGCCGGTGCATTGTTCAGTGCCGGATGCGTGACGGAAGGCCAGCCAGTGCTCTGCGCAGGTGTTGTTGCCTGCCCCACTGCGGAATTCTGCATCACCGCGGAAGTTGTTGGCGCAGGCAATCGGGTGACGGCATACGCCGCTTCACTGATTGCGGTCGTACGAAGGGTGCTGGCAACCACATTACGCTGCTGCGTAGCCGTGGCGGTGGTTTTACTGTCCGTTTTCCAGACGCCGCGCGGTTGCAGATCGCTGCCGAGGCTGACACCGGAAAGCGTTTTGATCATGGTGACCAGGTCGCTGGCGTTACCATAAAGGCGTTTCCCGGTACGCCACATTTTCTGCACCTGCTCAACGAGATTTTTGCCTGACGATGGTGGCGGCAGAAGTACCGAGATATCCCCCTGCAACAGCCTGGCAGCATCCGATACGGCAGAATCCACCACTTTCATCGCATCAGAAACATACCCAAGCATTGTGCTGACATTACCAACGACGTCGTTCTGCACGAAATCCGCCACGCCATCGATACTGAAACCTCTGAAGCTGTCACTGATGCAGTCATCCAGTGCAGAACAGGATGACATCAGCGTCTGCGCCGTCGCCGCACCTGAAGTGGGGTAAGAGAGTTCTCCCGCTTCGACAAACTTCAGGTCAAAGCGGACAATACGCCCTTCACTCTTCGATGTGCTGACCCGAACTTCTCCGTCAACACAGACTTTCAGCTCACCGTATGTCGGATGGACAAGCGTGCCGGGACCGGGTTTATTCAGCGCGTCAATCAGGCGATCGCGCTGGTCAAAGCAGTCATCTCCCACCACATAAGCCGTGATGGACGGGCGAAAAGTGATTTTCCCCAGGTCTTCGGTATAGGGTTTGTCGCGGTTCGGGTATTCATGTGTTTCCACACGGCGACCGGTTCCCGCACTTTCTTCTTCAACCTTAAACGGCACGCCGCGAAATGACGCGTCCTGAAGTCTGTCACGCCAGCCTGAAGACGACGAAAGTAATGAAGGTCGGGTGGGAAATGAGGATAAATCCATAGACTGACCTCAAAAAGGACTGCGTTATCGTGGAAAACGAAAAGGGGAATACCCCACATCGTGCGTGATTTTCATCAGGGGATCGGCTTTGCCCGGTACATCAATTATCTTCATACCTGGCGGAGCATTCTCGAACGTGACTTTCAGCTCGCTGTGCTGTGTCATGGAAGAAGATGGATTCAACAGCGGAACATTGGGTTTGTACTGACTCAGGCTGGCCTGATACTGCTCGTACTCTTTACGATCAAAAAAAGGCGTCCAGTCTGAAGCCAGAAACAGCCCTTTATTATCCAGCCAGTTAACCGTATCTTCAGGAACAACACTTTCCAGAGTATCTTTAACCGGCTCATACATCAGGGTTCCCAGAAAACCATATACCCCGGCCTTCCCGATAAAGCCGCGGCCTTTCCCCATCAATCCCGTTTCTGCCGATACCTTCCCCAGCGTACGCATCTCTCTGGTCACTGCGGTAATGGATTTGGTAACGTCAGCAACCCATTTGGTTGCCATAAACAGGGCAATCGCTTTCAGAACAGTTTCCCATCCCCCCATCGCCTGCGCCGTTTCATCCACCACGTGCCAGACTTTTTTTATGACAGGACCTACGGTTTCCCAGTTATCAATAATGAGGTAAGCGCCACCAACCAGAAGAGCAATCAGCCCCTTAGCAGGCGTCATATTCATCACACCGCCGAGAACTTTCATAATTCTGGACAAAGAGCCTGCAGCGGCTCCCACCGTCAGTAAGGCCAGACCGATTTTAGCAATGGTCTTAACGAGCTCCGGGTTTTCACGGACAAACGTTCTCACTTCCTCAAGGAGCGGTTTTACCGCTTCAAGACCATCATTAACCTCAGGAAGAAACGTTTCCCCCAGCGTGGAAGAAATGGCATCAAGTTGATTTTGCAGAAGTAAAAGCTGGTTTTCCGTCGTCGCTGCCCTCGAAGCATATTCCTTCTGCATCGAACTGCCATACTGCTGGGAATCCGCAACCCGCCTGAAGTTGGTACGCAACAAATCAAGGTTAGTCAGCAGAGGTGCTATCGCGCCCAGAGACTCTTTCCCGAACAGGGCATTCAGCACAGCTGCCTGTTTTTCTTTGGGCACTTTAGCCATCGCATCCAGTACAGACAGCATGGTTCCCCGGGCATCTTTCTGCATATCAGCAGCTAATTTCTTCGGATTGATCCGCAGAAAACGTAATGCCTGTTTCTGCGATTTTGTCGCGGAATTTCCCGCGGTCAGGGAAAGCATGAAGTTCTTGATCCCTGTGGCGGCAATTTCTGACTCCACGCCCATCCCGGCAATGGTTGCCCCCATTGCCGCGATTTCGCCGGAAGCCACACCTGCAACACCACCTAAAGGACCAATACGCGTAACAATATCGGAGATTTTCTTCGCATTCGCCGGGCCGGTATTACCAAGGTAGTTGATTTTGTCAGCCAGCCCGGCCACTTCATCCTGCGTCATATTAAACGCAGTACGCCACTGGGCCATCATCTGCCCGGACTCTTCAGCCGTGGTATCAAAGGCCACGCCCATCTTCACCGCATCAGTGGCAAACTGCATCAGTTCATCACGTGCAATCCCGGCCTGACCGCCAGCCGCCACAATTTCCGCGATCCCGTCTGCAGACATGGGAAGCTCAGTAGACAAAGCGCGTACCTGCTCCGTCATGGCCTTAAACGCATCCGGCGTATCCAGACCGTCTACCACTTTGCGGACATCAGCCATCTTCGATTCAAGGGTGATGGCTGATTTTACAGGGAGTGCCAGTGCCCCCATTATTGCAGTACCCGCCCCGGCAGCGCCCAGAGCAAGGCTGGAGACTTCTTTCTGAAACCCCTTAAGCTGACGCTGCATACCTTTAAGCGGGCCGGACAGCCTGTCAACGGCGGTGATGATGGCTTTCAGCTGAAAATTATCAGCCATGCTTCATCTCCTCATTTATACGGACGGCCTCTGCCTCCAGATCAGCAAAGTGGGAAATAGCCGTCCGGCGAAGTTCAAGGGGGTTTAATTTCCAGAACCACGCGACATTGTAGAATCGCTTCCGGAGGTCTCTTCCGTCTCCAAGCCGGTAAAAAAACGCATTACAATCATGCCTGCCTTGAAAATATCCAGCTTCGTCATCTGCGCTGCAGACGAGCGCGGGATCCCGGCCAGAAGCGGGATATATTTCAGCGCTACCTGACTGTCCATTTTCATACCACCATCAGGTGAAACAGAGAAAGGGAACCCCAGCGCCTCAATCTCGTCATACGTAGGCTCACGTATTTCCAGCACATGCAGTGTTTCTTTGTGGGCGATGATCGGTTTTTTAAGTACAAGCTCAATCACTGGTAATCCCCTTCTTCACCGTGGAACTCAAGATCAACCGTGCCTTCTTCGGCATTATGGTTCGCTTCGCCGTGCAGCCAGGCAGACGACAGTACATAGACCTGACCGTTCGCCAGCTCGGCAGTGATGGTCATCTCATCAGACGAGGTGATTTTGCTCACCGGAAAATTCTTCGGCACCTTGAAGGTCCCTTTGACATAGGGCGCACGGTGAGTTTCCTTGCGGTCCACTGAACCGTCCAGGCCGATGATGTCATCATTGACCGTCCTGTTCATGGGCACCTCAATGCCGCCGGTCAGCGATAGCTGCTGACCGTCAATTTTGAAATAACAGGTTCCCCCGATACGGGCCATTATGCAGACTCCTCTGAATACTGAAGACGGAACTGGTTAACCACGGCAAAGACACGCAACTGGTTAACATAGTCAGGCGGGAACAGCGTGTTCAGGCGGTTCGGATCGCTGGCATCACGCTCCACAACCAGGTACTGCTTAAACAGTTCGTAGTTTTCCACGATCCCCGCACGCTCAAGCTGACGGTAGGTTGCCAGCAGTTCCCCTTTGATCACCGCCGGTGTGACAATCGCCTGACCGGGACCAAAGCGGGTACCGTCGCTGGCAAGCTTGTGACGCCCGTACTTACTGGTAATGACGGATTTCAGTTTGCGCAGCACATACGCGCTGGTATGCAGCGTCTCGCTGTCGAGGTAGCTGTTATCCGCAACACCGTAAGCGTTTTTCCTGTACGTGGTGACATCACGCTGAATGCGCAGCACCCCGCTTTCGACATACGCCGTTGCCACGCCATGAGACAGCAGGGTCTGTTGTTCGGTCATCGTGAACCGTTTCCCCTTCGGCGCAGGCAGCATACCCACCAGCTCACCGGTCTGCGTGGGACGTGCCGGATCGTTGCGGATAAACACCGCTGCGCGGGCGGTACGGCTTGCCGCCAGCTCGTCGGCAGGCGTCTGGGTCTCTTTTTCGTATCCCGCCAGGGTAATGTGCTGCTGGTTAAACTGGTCACCTGCGGTCACCAGTTCTGACAGCGTGCCGATCTTTGCCGTATACACATGACCATACAGCTGACGCGCATAGCTCCAGCGACCGCTGGTATCGTTCATCTCGGTCACCAGCGTGTTAACGGAGGCTGTGTCGTTGAACGGCAGGCCGATATAATCAAACGGCTCATCCGCCATTGCAGCCACCGCGCCGGTGAGAACAGGAGCGCCCGTTCCGGCGGTACCCGTCGCCACGGCAATCTGTACGCCCGCTGGCAGCACTTCGCCCCCACCAAAGCCGTAGTAATTGAGGCTGACAGGAATTTCATTCCCGCAAAGCCCCTTATGACGCGCGGTCAGTGTGACCACGCCTGCCGAAGATGAGGCAGTAAACGGCAGGGTCGGAACGGCATTGATGGCATCCTGGATACTGCTGGCAATCGTCGCAACGTTATCGCCGTTGGTCACCGGTGCCTGCACGCGGGTACGTCCCACATAAACATTCACCGTGCCGGTTTCGGTTGCCGCGCCGGTCACCGTCAGCGTAACCGTTGCCGCCGCGCCCGTGGCTTCCGGAACGGCAATCACATACAGCTCGCCAAACGGGTCGGTCTGGCGATAAGCCTCGACCATACGCGCCAGCTGACTTCCCGCACCACAAATCTGGCGTGCATAGTCTGCCGACGGCATCAGCACCAGACTGTTGGCAACAATCTCTGCACCGTTATTGGCGTGACCAATCAGCAACGATGCCCCGCTGTCCTGTGCAGTATTCGCCGCCTGGTTATCCATTTCCGCATAAAACAGCGGAACCAGCGTATTCGACGGAATGGTGTTACAGCTTATCGTCATCGGTGTTCACCTTTTTATTCACGCGCCGGATATCACCCGCTGCTTCACGGCGCAGCCAGTAGTTGTTCTCATCAACATTTCGCCCTTCGGCGGGCAAAAGGTCGCCGCGGGCAGGGTCAGGCACTGACCGCCCTTTAACAGGTTTGACAAACATGAGGATCCTCAGGAAGGAAGGGTTATTTCGGTGTGATGTTCGATATCGCCGTCAGGCCCGTTACCGGGCTCGAGATAATCAACATCAATCGCCAGCGTTTGCAGTTCATCCAGACTGTTCAGATCATCCTGCTGGCGGGTATCGTCTTCAGTCAGCTCGCTGATGACCGAAAAATCGAACTGATAAATCAGCTCATGACGATTCAGATCCAGCAGCGTGCCGCCGTCATAGGTAATCGGGTTACCGCACGCTTCCAGGTTCCAGCCCAGCAGGGCCTTAAAGAGCATCTGCCGGACATCGTCCACCACATCATACGAGGCAAACTGACCGCGCTCATCACGCCCGTTACTCAGTATGACAACCACGGAGAAGCCCTCTTTCAGCTCCTGCCAGTAGTCGGTCTGGCTTTTGTTTTCTCCCGGAGAGTCATCACCCGGTACCACATACGCCGCCGGGAGTCTCAGCTTTCCGACCTCCGGCAGATTTTTGAACTGTGCCGCGCCTGCCACCCGGTTTTCAAAATACGGGCAGCGGGCACGCAGCGCAGCAATAACAGGCGTCAGTTTCATCTGTGTCGTCGCTCCGGCTTCAGTGATTTACGCAATTCCCGCGCCAGAAAATAGCGTGTCCAGCTGCGGTTCTTTTCAAGCGCTTCCACCATGAAGTTATTACGTGGAGCCAGTCGCCAGCCGCTGCCACCGGATGCACCACGATGATGACTACGACGACGTTTTGCTCCTCCCCGGACACCAAAAAACAGAAACGCCGGATAGAAGTCACCAGAGATCATCCGGTTCCCCTTCCCGTTGCGCTGGTTAGGGGCAATGCGTGTCATAAAACCGGCTCGCTTTTTACTGGCTCTCGGCACCATATAACCAATCGAACGAGCCAGGCGTCCGGTCTGATAACCGGGGTTTTCACCCGGTGCCGACCGCGCACGGCGCATCACCAGCCGACGGGCATCACGCATATGACGCTGCCCAATCGTGACAAACGCCCGCCGGACACGGGCGCGGTTAAAGCGCATCTCGGCGGGCTGCTGAACATCAACGTGAAAAAAGGGAGTCGCCATTGCTGCCTCCGTGACTCTGCCTACATTCGCCCAGCTCCGTACACTCCAGCAGCAGAAAGCGCCGCGCCCCGTTCAGATCGCGCTGACGTTTCACCCGGTACACACTGTCACCGCAGACCACCTCATAATCAGCGGTGATCCCCCGGCGGTAACGAATGGTGATGTAATGGGTGATGGCGTCCCCGGTCTGCGCGGTTTCCTGCCAGGTGGTGGCACTGGTCTGGATAACCTTCGCCCATGTCCGGAACGTAACCGGGTATTGAGGCTCCACGCCAAAGTTATCCGCGGGCATATCCACCCGCAGGCGGATCAGGACGCGTTTATTCAGTTCACCGGGGTCCGGCAGAATGTAGGTTGCGCTGGTCTGCGCCTGACGAATTTTCATTGCGGAAAGTACCTGTACGGGCCGACAAGCCAGCCAAAACTCTGCGGCATGTCGAGTTTCTCCACTTCCGTAACCGACGAGCGGTTTTCGTAAAAATGGCTGATAAGCATCAGCATCCCCAGACGAATATCATCCGGCAGGTGCAGCCCGTCCGGATCGCTCTCCGGAATGGTTTCATCCGGTGCATAGAGCTTCCGGTTCAGATACGTTTCCGTCCGCTTTTGCGCCGCACAGGCCAGCAGTTGCAGATGGCGGTCATCAGCATCGAAATCCTCATCCAGCCGGAGTTGGGCTTTAATCTCTTCCATTGTCAGAAGCATACTCAGCCCTCTTTACTGGTCGTGGCTTTTTTCTCTTTTGCCGCTTTACTGCTTTTTGCACTGGTTCCGCGCTCTGCTAACCCGGCCTGAAGTGCAATCTCCTGCACCCGGGCAGGAAGCGCCCCGTCGTCATACTCACCGGCCCGAATGACCTCAACACGCATACCGTCCGGTGACCATTTCAGATCTTGTTTCAGGATCATGATTCTTCACCCGTCAGAACAGGGGGCGCGGTTCCGCGCCCCTGAGTGATTACGCCGCTGCAATCTTCAGCAGTTTGATGGCCTGCGAATCGACCAGCATCCCGCCGGTGCGCTTGGTGGTATAAAAACCGACAAACGGTTTATTGGTGTACGGGTCACGCAGAATGCGGGTGCCGATACGGTCAACGATGGTGTAACCCCGTTTGAAGTTACCAAATGCAATGGCTTTCGCATCAGCGGCGATATCCGGCATCTGTTCGTTTTCAGCGATACCGTAACCCGCCAGAGAGGACGGCTGCCCCAGTTCCAGCCCCGGACGCCACAGATAGTTACCCTCGGTGTCTTTCAGCAGACGGATGGCAAACAGGCTGTTGTTGTTCATCATGAACTTCGCGCCAGTGCGGTGTGCCTTACGCAGCGTGTAAATCAGTTTGATAATGGCGTCTGCGGTCACCGCGGTCGCTTCGCCGGATACAATATGCTGAAGTTTGCCGAACGCCCGGACCTTGTCGGTTTCATCAGTGGATTCATACGCCAGGAACCCTTTCGGCTTCTTGGTGCCATCGCCTGAGGTAAAGGCAATTTCTTCCTGTTCGGCAAATTCGGTTGCCAGCTCGCTGTTGATCCAGGCCTCCACGTTGAAGAAGGCATCGTCCAGCATTTTCTGGGTAGCCTGCGGGTTGCCGTAGATTTCCCCCATGAGAGGTTCAATCAGCTCCAGTCTGGAGGTGGCAGTCTGGGATCGCGTATCCGTTTCCCCCACCCATCCGGAAGCCGTACCGCCCAGATTCACCAGTTTTTTGTAGTCGGAACCGCCAACGGTGATCACCGTGGCTTCCTGACGCATCACCACTTCATCTTTCAGCAGGTTAAGAATGTTGCGATCCAGTTCTTCCGGCACGGCGTAGCCACCGTCTTCATCGGTACCCACCTGCAATGCCTTACGCTCCAGATCGCGCAGACCGTCTTCACGGCCTTTACGTAGAAAGCCCACAAACGCCTCTTTATGCTCGGTGGCCAGTTTATTTTGCGCTCCACCTGCCGGACGTTTCAGCTCAAGCAGCTCTTTTTCAAGGTCGCTTTTGAGATTTTCCAGCTCGCTGAGTTTCCCGTTCAGGGTTTCCACCTGCCCGGCAAGCTTGCCTTTTTCCTGCTCAATCGCATCCACGCGCTTGTCGTTCTTTGCTTTGAAGTCGTCAAACTTCTGCTGCAGCTCCTGCGCGACCTGTTCGACATCTTTAATATCAACCGCCATCGTATTTCTCCTGATTAGAAGTTCAGATTTTTCAGTGCATTCAGTGCAGAGCCCACATCCTCAGCGTCGCGCAGGGACAGTGCGCCATAGCCCCCGGCCATGAATGCTTTGGCCTGGGTACGGGAGAGTCCGACATCACGCAGGACTCTTTCGATTTTTTTCTGTTCGGGGATTTCCCCGCGGGCCAGCGCGTTCTTGACGTCGCTGATCCGCGCCTCGTCGTTAGACGGAAACGTCACCAGACTGACTTCCCAGAGGTCGATTTCTTTCAACAGAAAGGCTTCTTTGCTCCGGTCGTATTCCCAGTCTTTCAGGACGTACCCAATAGAAAGGCCGGTTAACGAACCGGCCTTCATGTGTGCATGTGCGCGTTTTGCGAGGGGATCATCATCAATAAGCAACCGTCCCCTGACGTAAAGCCCGACATCGTCTTCCTTCATTTCGGTGTAAACACCGATGGGTTCATCCATGCGGTGCTGCCAGAGCAGCGCAGGTAACGCTTTTCTGTCACTCCACGCCCGCAGGGAAGCAGCAAATGCCCCGGACATCACCACATCATCGTGGCTGTCCTTTACACCAAAGACGGAGCCATACCCTTCAAACTCACCGGAGTCACTGACAGATTTCAGACTCAGCGGTACATCAAGACGTTGTTTCGTCTGCATTGGCGTTATCCTTCTGCTTACCGGCTTTACTGCCATCGGAGGGTTTCGTGGTCATGTTCATCGGTGTGAGATAGACATCCCCACCGGGACGCGGATTCATATCTTCCAGGTCGCGGCAGTCATTGGGAGAGTAAATTCCCCAGTTAATCCCGGTGGCGTAGGCTTCAAAACGGGACTTCATATCCCCGCGCAGTAACGCCCCGGCGTTAAATTTGGCGTAATAAACGCCCTGCTTACTTTTTCGTACCAGTCCGGTGTTGATCCGCTGCTCAATGCGGGTCAGATACGGCACCAGTGAATAGTTGATAAATCCCAGCCCCAGTTCTTCGATATTGTTGAAGGTGGCGCGATCGGTGTTCTGCACCATGTGCAATGGCACACGGAACAGACGACAGATTTCTTCAAGCTGAAACTTGCGGGTTTCCAGGAACTGGCTGTCCTCGGCGTTCAGCGCCATCGACTTCCAGTCCAGCCCCATCTCAAGGATCATCGGGCGGTGAGCATTACCAAGCCCGGTGTGACGCTCCTCAAAATCTTTCTTCAGACGCTCATAAGCCTGATCCGACAGCGTCTGCTCTGTACGCAACACACCGGACGTCACCGCACCATTGCTGAACAGTCTGGCCCCGTGCTCTTCGGTCGCAGCTGCCAGCGATATTGCCTCGCGGGCATAGGCGATGGGATTCAGTCCCACCAGACCGTCCAGCGTTAGCGTGCGCACATGCCAGATATCTTCCTGGCTCAGTACATCCGTGGAGCCGTCCGGGAATGTGACCTGGTAAACCGGTTCCCAGCTACTGTTAAGCTTCGGTACCACACAACCTGGGTCGACGGGCAGCAGTTCAGCCACTTCGCCAAATGCTTTCACTTTGTAGGCGTAAAAGTTTCCCCGCAGGCACAGACAGGTGACCACCAGCTCCCAGAATTCCTGCGGCGTCATATAGCCATTGGGATGCGTGGAGATCAGCTTATGCAGACGTTCGCCGGTGGCTCTCTGTTTCAGGCTGCCGTTCAGGTGATACAGGTTGCAGGGCAACATCCCGACCGACTCCGCCAGCACCCTGACGCAGGAAAAAACCGCCGTCAGTCGCATGGCCCGCTGGCTGCTGATCTGCTTTCCGGTATAGGTGTCATATGACAGCCCGATAGCATCCGCCAGCTCTGCTGGCGTGGTCACCGGTGCGTCACTTTTTCGTTGAAATAATCCCGAAAAGAACACTATTTACCTCCGCCGACAGACGGCTGTGTACGGTCGAGATATCGCGCCACCAGCCACGACCAGAACAGGCACAGCGCCCCGGCAACAACAAACCCCGCCGGGGGATAAATCAGCCAGGCACCATACGCCAGCAAAAGCGCACCCAGCACGCCCACCAGAGGCGCGAGAATCAGCATGATCATAATTACCTCAGTTAAAGCGAGCGGATCCCGTAGGACTCAATGTGATCAGACAGCGTGTCTTCTTTCTCGTACAGCATGGCTCTGCCAACCGCCATAATCAGCGCAACTGCACCATCAATTTTGTTTTCCGCCTGCTCCTTGACGGGCTTCACCACATCATCGTTACCCGGAATGGTTTTGCCGACCACGTTGCCGATACACCAGGTCATGATGGGATTGCCGTCATGATGAAAACGCCCCGATTCAATTGCCGCTTCCAGCTCTTTCATCGGGTCGGACATGTTGGTGTAGTTCTGAATGATGGTGATGGGGTTCAGGTCTTCATCCGCAAGGTCATGCGACAGCCCGGTCGCCCCGAAGGGGTCGATGGGTGACTCACTGACCGGGCTGATTTTGTTCGCCGCTTTGGCCTCCTCGAGGATGTAGCGATAATCCACCTCCGCACCATCGGTAACGGTCAGAACGCCCATTTCCACCCATTTCTGAAAGCGCTCGGCTGTCCGGCGATCTTCATTTTTCTCGACGCTGTACACCGTGTCATACGGTACCCAGAAGCGCGGAGCCACACTGTAGTAATGCGTTTTACCGTCAATCTCGCGGGTATAAAGTCGCGCCATACTGTTCATATCCAGCTTACGCGCCAGGTCAAAGGCCAGAATGCACGGCTGCCCCTCAAACTGCTCAAGGGTCAGTGATTTATTCTCGCAGCTCTGCCAGCTCACCAGGTTGAAATACGCCGAACGCGCCGACACCCAGATATTGAGGTGTTTTGTTTTAAAGACGTTTGCCAGACGGGCGTTATTTTTCGCACGTTGCTGCTGGCTTAACAAAAACTCGCGATAAACCGACACACCGATATTCGGGTTAGCTTTTTCAAGTACCTGCGGGTCGGTCCAGTCGTCGCCTTCGTCAACGGTATAGATGATCCCGAACAGTTCATCGTTGGGCACCGAGCCGTTGAGCATCTCGATGACTTCCCGCCGTTTGTCGTAGCACGGCCCCTCAATGTTGTACCCGGCGGTGGTAATGGCCCACATCAGTGGCTGGCGTCGCGCCCCCATCCCGGTAAGCATCGTGGTGTAAAGCGCATCTGTGGCGTGCTCGTGATATTCATCCACCACGGCACAGTGGGGTGATGAACCATCACCAGGGTTACCGATCAGCGGTTCAAACCGCGCACCATCCTCCGGACGGTTCATGTTTGAGGCGTTAACCTCAATCCCGAACGCTTCCGTCAGCATGGGTGTGCGTTTACACATCAGTCGTGCCGGACGAAAGACTTCCCATGCCTGTTTCTCCGTCGTGGCACCGGAATACACTTCCGCGCCGAACTCGTTATCACAGGCAAAACAATACAGGGCAACACCGGCAGAGATTGCCGATTTGCCGTTCTTACGGGGAATTTCGGTATACACCTCCCGGAAGCGGCGCAACCGGGTGCCTTTATTGACCCAGCCAAACGCACAGCAGATCACAAAGAGCTGCCACGGCTCCAGCGTGATGGGCATCCGTTTAAATGCCCACTCACCCTTGGTGTGCGGCAACAGCTGAATAAATTTCGCGGCCCGTTCAGCCAGGTCCTTGTCGAAGCGGTAACGAAACGACTTACTTTTTTCCTCCATCAGGTCATCAAGATGGCGCTGGCAGGCCTGAATCACAAACTGGCAGGCCACAATCTTTCCGCGCACGACATCACGGGCATACTGATTGGCAGCATTTACGTTGGGGTAAGATTTCCGGCTCATGATTCGATGATTTTCAGAAACGGGTTAGTGGCTTTCTTCTGCCCCGCCAGGCCAATCAGACGCTGGCGGCTGCTGGGGTCGAGTCCGAGCATTGCCCCCGTACTGCTCATCTCGGACTCCTGTTCTTTTTTGGCGGTCAGCTCCGGATTTTTGACCATACCGCCCATTGCACCGGTGATGGTGTTGCCCTGTCTGGCAATATTTTTCACGGCACGTCGCCAGAACTCGTAGGCCACGCACCACCGCTCAAGCACCGCGAGGTCAGTCACGCACAGCAGACCCTGACCGCAGAGTTCTTTAGTTGTCAGTTGCCACATGATCGTAGCGAGAGGGAGATCTTCTTCAGCGAACCACTCCGGTGGCTCAACACCTTTGATGGGCGTAAAAACAGGTTCATCTTTATTCAGGGCTCGCTTGCCGGGGTTTCCGGCCAGCGCCTTGCGCGCCGTTGGCTTGGGGCGACGCCCGGAACGCCCCGCCGTTCCAGCCATATGCGGCACTCCTGGTTAAATTTCATTTTTCGCGGGTATAAAAAAACGATGGGGCGGGCAGTCCGGAAGACGTCAGGTCACAGAGATTTGACACGCCCCTCCCCTCAGACAGTTGAGAATTATTATCACTTTAGCCGTTCACGGGCCGTCTTCGCCTTATGGCACGGCCAGCACAGGCTCTGCAGATTACTGTCTGCATCGGTGCCGCCATGCGCTTTAGGGATGATGTGGTCAACGGTTTTCGCCTCACGCACCACACCAGCACGCAGACATAACTGACACAGGCCTTTGTCACGCTTCAATATGCGCGCGCGGATACTGAACCGCCCCGGTTTTCCTGGAGAGTGTTTTATCTGTGAACTCAGGCTGCCAGATCATCGTTTCTGATGGAAGCATAATAAGCTTTTTCTGCTTCTGCCGGAGGGATATGACCCAGCCTTCCCAGCAATCGTCGATTGTTATACCAGTCCACCCACGTGAGTGTGGCCAGTTCCACTTCTGCACGGTTTTTCCAGCTCTTACGGTGTATTACCTCCGCTTTGTAAAGACCATTGATGCTCTCCGCCATCGCGTTGTCATACGAGTCACCTGTACTCCCTGTTGATGCCAGCAGTTTTGCTTCTTTTAGTCGCTCCGTATAGGCCAGTGATACATACTGAGAACCTTTATCACTGTGATGGACTGTGCCGGACGGCCGACGGGCCCACAACGCCTGCTCCAGTGCATCCAGCACGAATGTCGTTTCCATAGACGATGAGACTCGCCACCCCACGATACATCCGGCAAACACATCAATGATGAACGCCACATAGACGAAGCCCTGCCATGTGCTGACGTAAGTAAAATCAGCCACCCACAGCTGGTCAGGACGTTCTGCCACGAACTGACGGTTTACGCGGTCGCCTGCGGAAACGGCTTTCCGGCTGACGGTAGTACGGACCTTTTTACCCCGGAGAACACCGGCAAGTCCCATAACCGCCATGAGGCGCGCCACTGTACATCTGGCCACCCTGATACCTTCGCGTAACAACTGGCGCCAGACTTTACGCACACCGTACACCTGATGATTTTCATCGTATACGCGCTGTATCTCTCTCTTCAGCCAGTCATCGCGCTGAGCACGGGCACTGCGTTTATCAGGATGATGTCGCTGTTGCTGACAGTGGTAATACGTTGACGGGGCAATATGCAGTTCACTGCATACCGGTCCGACCCCGTACTGCTCACGCAGCTTATCCAGCAGCGGCATTATTTTTTCCAGAGGCGGTCGAACTCCGCCTTCGCAAAATAAGCGGAAGCCTGGCGAAGGATATCGTTACTGCGGCGCAGTTCACGATTTTCACGTTCCAGCTCTTTCAGACGCTGACGTTCAGCGGTGGTGAGTCCACCATCACCACTCCCGGTATCCCGCTCATGCTGACGAACCCACACACGCAGAGTCTCTGGTGTACAGCCAATCTTTGGGGCAATGGAACAAATTGCCGCCCATTGTGAGTCATATTCGCCCTGACTTTCCAGAACCATACGAACTGCCCGTTGACGGACCTCGGGGGAAAAACGTGTATTTTTAGTCATCCTGTTTACCTCTTTCTCAGGGAGTTTAGTCTCCAGGATTCCCGGGGCGGTTCACTTAGCTTTGATTTCTGCGATCTTCGCCAGAGCCTGTGCACGATTTAGAGGTCTACCGCCCATGACAGGAAGTTGTTTTACTGGTTCAGGGATCGCCTCACCACGGTTAATTCTCGCAGTCATATGGACAAGCTCATCTGCGGCCTTACGGCGTAATTCCGCATCAGTAAGCGCATTGGCCCGCATGTTCTGATACAGGTTGGTAACCAGCCAGTAGTGCGCGTTTGATTTCCACGGATAAGACTCCGCATCCGGATACAGGCCTCGCTTCCGGCAATACTCGTAAACCATATCAACCAGCTCGCTGACGTTTGGCAGTCCGGCGATAACGGATGCTTCTTCCCGGCACCATGCAACAAACTGCCCGGGTGATGGCAGGAATGGTCGATTCTGCCGACGGGCTACGCGCATTCCTGCGTTAACCTGTTCCATTGTGGTGATCCCGTTTTCCCGGAAAGCCAGAACCCACTGGCGGCGGATTTCGTTCAGTTCGTTCTGATCCCGGTTAGCCAGGCTCGCAGGGAAAGTTGCCAGTAACTGGCTGAACACACCGTTGATGATCTGCGCTACCTGCTGTACCTGCGGCTTTTCGTCGTACTGTTCCAGCATATTGTTGGCGATCCGGCGCATCTGCTCACGGTCAAAGTTAACCATCTGTGCGGCGATGTTTTTCATAAATCCACCCCGTAAATCCAGTCAGTGTTCGTCAGGTCGAGTTTTGGTTTGCCGGCTGTCACGCCAGCCTGTTGCTTGTTTCGGTTGATTTCGAGCTGGGTCCACTTGTCGCGGAGTTTGGCCGGACTCAGCACGTTACCGGACCAGAAGTTGTCCTGGCATGCCCAGCGGAACAGTACACACATATCGCGGTGGTTACGTCCGTCACGTTCACGCATCAGGCGGATATCGTTAGCCCACCCTGCAAAATTCGGTTTTCTGGCTGATGGCGCGATGGTCTTCACCATGTCAAACATCCACTCTGCGGCGGTCAGGTCTTCTGCTGTCCCCCACTTGCTGCCGCTCTGAATTGCAGCATCCGGTTTCACCACAGGAAGATCGTTTTCTGGCTGGTCAGAGGATTCGCCAGAATTCTCGGACGAAAAAGGTTTTATATTGTCTTTTGTTAGTTTGTCTTTTGTGTTTACCTGATTCGGGTAAACGTCTTTACCTGATTTGGGTAAACTTTTCTTACCTGATTCAGGTAAATTTACCTCTTTCAGGTAAACTTTATTTTTCTTACCTGATTCGGGTAATGTTGACCATTCACTGACCACATTATTAATGCCGATATTCCGCCCGCTCTGAATAAAAATCCCACGCTTTACCAGAACACTTTTTGCAGCAGAACACTTGTGCGGCAATATCCCGGTCAACTCGGAAAGTTGCTCGTTGCTCACCCAATCCAGTTTTTTATTAAAGCCATATGTTTTGCGCATGACAGCCAGGAAGACCAGAAGCTGGTGCTGTGTTAATCCGGCCAGCATCACAGCTTCCAGCAACTCATTTGCAATGCGCGTATAACCATCATCGAGATCTGCCACGCGCGGCTCCTTTTGTGCCGCATCCGGCACTGGAAAATTGAATATCTCAGCAGTGTTTGCCATAATTCCTCCCGCAATGAGTGTGTTACGATTTGCACCTGAAAGTCGGTTCTGTTCCAGCAGACCGGCTTTCGCCATTTCTGAACCTGTCATATCGCCCCCAGCATGGTAGTAACCATCGCCATCAATGGACCAGCCAGATCTGGGTCCACACGAAACATCGACACAATACCTTCACTAATTTCCTTCAGTTTCTGGTGGCGTGGTGCGTTGAGAATGACAGCCTGTTTTGCCTCACTGAGTTCCTTTTCCATTTCAGCCAACCTAGCCATGAAGCTATCCTGCTCAACCAGGTAACCGCGATATTCCAGCGGTAGTACCGCCAGAATTGCCGGGGTCAGTTCACGCACGTTATTTCGGTATTTTTCAGAATCGAATTTGTTATCGAGGAAGCGGAACAGCTTCTGGCGTGCACGGCTGACATCATCAGGGAAATCGATGGTGCCGCCGCCCTGCTCCCGATACTCATTCACAATGAGTGCGGCAACAACATCCTGATTATCTGCAGCCGACCAGGCGCGAACGGCATCACGGATTTTTTCGTGGCCTGGCACCTGTTTTATTTGAGAACGATTTATCACCGCAGTCGGGCTAAATCCGCTAGTCTGTTGGTATGTAAGTGGTTGCATAGGCATTGCCTTATCAGTTAACGCCGCAGTTTAGGCGGCAGAATTACTCGCGTTAAACAATGGTGCAAGGTCGGGACGAATATCTGCTGGTTTAATCTTTCCACCAGTGGCTGAGACAATTTTCATTACATAGCGGGCATCAATTCCGCCACCGTGTAGCCAACGCCAAACAGTGGGCTGGGCTACACCGCATAGATCTGCCAGTCGTTTTTGACTACCTGTAATACTGATTGCGAGTTGAATGGTTTGATTTGTCATTATCAATTCCTATTGGTATTACAATGAATGGATAATAGCAATGCGTATTAATCCAATCAATAGCAAAACGTGTTTTGACCATCAATACGCAAGCGTATAAATTAAAACTTATGAAAAAAGAAACTCTTGCTGATCGCTTAAACCTAGCGATGGAACAATCTGGAATGTCTCAAGGCGCTCTTGCAAAGGCGTCTGGCGTAGCTCAACCCACAATCTGGAGACTGACAAGCGGCAACGCACGCGGCTCAACAAAAATTGTTGAAATAGCTAATGCATTGGGTGTTCGAACAGAGTGGCTCTCATCAGGCATAGGCCCGATGAGAAATGACGGTCAACAATCAGGGAAGCCTGCTGTCAACCATTCCAAATACTTTAAGATTGACGTTCTTGATATAGAAGTCAGTGCTGGGCCGGGTGTCATCAACCGTGAGTTTGTAGAAGTCCTACGCTCGGTTGAGTACTCGTTTGACGATGCTCGTCACATGTTCGATGGCAGGAAGGCAGAAAATATCCGCATCATTAACGTACGCGGTGACAGCATGTCAGGAACGATCGAACCAGGTGATCTTCTGTTCGTTGATATCACTGTTAAATCTTTCGACGGTGATGGTATCTATGCGTTTCTGTACGACGACACAGCCCATGTAAAGCGCCTGCAAATGATGAAGGATAAGCTGCTGGTTATCTCTGATAACAAGAGCTACTCACCGTGGGACCCGATCGAAAAAGACGAAATGAATCGGGTATTTATATTTGGGAAAGTTATTGGGAGCATGCCACAGACATATAGAAAACATGGGTAGATTATTAATGACAGATTTCATCAAGATAACCAGATGATGTTTTGGTGAGACATGCTGACATCCTCATAATTTATAGAATGGATGTTTCAAGCAGAGCTTAAGGTATATGGATATGTCAAAAAAAAATTTTGAATTCAAAAATTACCCAATAGTCTTTATTGGCTCAGGCATTTCAAAAAGATATTTAGAGAACTACCCAACGTGGGAAGAGCTATTAAACGAGTATTGGAAAATAACAAATCCCACAAATGATTTCTATAGTTATCTTTTAACAATAAAAGAATCACATAAAAATAACAGTGATAATGATATCGATCATAAGATTTATACAGAGGCAGCAAGTAAAATTGAAAATGATTACAATCTATTGTTTAGGACTGGCAAATTAAAATTAAATGGACTAGATGCCAAGAGGGTTTTTAGTGAAGATATTTCACCATTTAAATACGCTATATGCCAAAGATTTTCTAATAACACAATCAGAAAGGATGTAAATCTTGATGAATTAGCATCATTTAAAACATTAATAAAAAAGGCCAAGATAATCATCACTACAAATTATGATGCTTTCATAGAAAATTTACTTCAAGAGCAAAATGTAACTCCAAAACTCTATATTGGAAATAATGGTTTTTTCGAAGATACTATTGGATGGAGTGAGTTATACAAAATCCATGGTGATATAAAGGATCCACACTCAATAATCATAAATAAAGATGATTACGAAAAATATGACAACAAATCTATACTCATTAGTGCCAAGATACTATCTAACATGATTAAAAATCCAATAGTTTTTCTTGGATATTCTTTAACTGACAGGAATGTAAAGAAACTTCTTTCTGATTTTTCCTCACAACTACCTAGAGAAGATGGTCGAAAATCAGCTGAAAGAATAATTTTGATTGAATATAAAGAGAATGAACAGGAAGTAGTACCAAAACAGATTACCGATCAACAGCTACAAATTACATATACATCTGTTAAAACAGATAACTATAAACAGATCTATGATGAGATCAGTGCTGTTGATGAAGGGCTCTCACCTTATGATGTTTTAAGGTATCAAAGAGCCATTAAAACACTTATCATTAATGAGGGTGAAAAAGGGCACTTAGATACTCTATTGGTTTCACCTTCTGACTTAGACAGACTTGAAGAAAGTGTTAAACAAGGAAAAAATTTAGTTGTTGCTCTAGGCGATAAAAAGTATGTATTCACACAAGTTAAAGAAATAAATTATCTTGAAGACTACTTATTTGATAAAAATGAAATATCTAATAAATTAGCCATAGATTTCATATTAGGTTCAGTAAACTCATTACAGCTTCCATTTTCAAAAACTATAACCTCATGTAATTTGAAAGAGTTAAGTTTGCCAGCTAAATATGTGTTAAAACTAAATCAACGCATTGAACGCCACGGAAAACTAGACGACTTGCTCAATAAAATCACCTTAGATAAAATCAATGCAAATAAAATTTACACCAACATCAAAGATATAAAGAATGCAACGTTCAAAAAGTACAAAGAATTGTCTATAGTCATTAAGAACATAAAAAATATCCCCAAAGAGGAGATTGAAGATTATGTTAAAAAAGAAGCGTTTGTTCAATTCAAGGCATGCGACGTTGACAATTTAAAAACCCAGTATAGGAAACTATTTCTTGCCTACGACTTGTTGATTCATGGAAATGTTGAAAACATAAATTAAATAAACGCCCCGTACAAAGCGATGGCGGGGCTAATAAGTCATTTATGTATCATTTAGCAACTGACTAAAAAATACACATAAGAACTCAGACTACCAATATTCGATTAAATTTGCTGCCAACCTACCGAGCTCACCACAACCCGATGCCCCTCTGTCACGAGGCACATTAAAGCTGTACAAATTTCAGCCACACCAATAAGTCTTCATACTCTTTTTTATAAAAATTCATTTAATTATCAATCAGAACAAGTATATCAAACATTATCAATACTAATTGCTATTGACTACATCAATAGCCATTGCTATTGTCATGCTATTGCATCGATGTTGGTATCACAAAATTTATAACTTCACCGTTGCGATGACCGCTTAGATCCGCAGCTTGAATTTCAGCAGGCTCCGGGGAGTGCGAGGGGTGAAGCGGACGCGTGAACGTCGGTGTGACCAGCTGAAATCAACTCAACACTTCATACCTCAGTCGCTTCAACGAGGCGACTTAGTTATGACAACCGGCGGCCATCCACCGCCTGAATACGCGCAGAAGTCTCTATATGTTCAGCAGCCCAGCTTACGGGCAGGAGTTTTTATGGTTCATCAACATTACGGAACGCAGACCGTTAATCGAGGTGCGGTCATGCCAGGAATGCTGGTCAAACACAAAGATGGTACCTGGACTGCATCAGCTAATTTACGCGGACGGCTTTATCTGCATCGCGGCATCGAGCGCACTTATACCCGTGATTTGCTCGTGGAAGTTTTTCTCGACGGACGCGGTAACGGCCTGAATCGCTAATCCCCTTTCCTGTTTTCCTAATCAGCCTGGCATTTCGCGGGCGATATTTTCACAGCCATTTTCAGGAGTTCAGCCATGAACGCTTATTACATTCAGGATCGTCTTGAGGCTCAGAGCTGGGCGCGTCACTACCAGCAGATCGCCCGTGAAGAGAAAGAGGCAGAACTGGCAGACGACATGGAAAAAGGCCTGCCCCAGCACCTGTTTGAATCGCTATGCATCGATCATTTGCAACGCCACGGGGCCAGCAAAAAAGCCATTACCCGTGCGTTTGATGACGATGTTGAGTTTCAGGAGCGCATGGCAGAACACATCCGGTACATGGTTGAAACCATTGCTCACCACCAGGTTGATATTGATTCAGAGGTATAAAACGGATGAGTACAGCACTCGCAACGCTGGCTGGGAAGCTGGCTGAACGTGTCGGCATGGATTCTGTCGACCCACAGGAACTGATCACCACTCTTCGCCAGACGGCATTTAAAGGTGATGCCAGCGATGCGCAGTTCATCGCATTGTTGATCGTCGCCAACCAGTACGGCCTTAATCCGTGGACGAAAGAAATTTACGCCTTCCCTGACAAGCAGAACGGCATCGTTCCGGTGGTGGGCGTTGATGGCTGGTCCCGTATCATCAATGAAAACCAGCAGTTTGATGGCATGGACTTTGAGCAGGACAATGAATCCTGTACATGCCGGATTTACCGCAAGGACCGTAATCATCCGATCTGCGTTACCGAGTGGATGGATGAATGCCGCCGCGAACCATTCAAAACCCGCGAAGGCAGAGAAATCACCGGACCGTGGCAGTCGCATCCCAAACGGATGTTACGTCATAAAGCCATGATTCAGTGTGCCCGTCTGGCCTTCGGATTTGCTGGTATCTATGACAAGGATGAAGCCGAGCGCATTGTCGAAAATACCGCATACACTGCAGAACGTCAGCCGGAACGCGACATCACTCCGGTTAACGATGAAACCATGCAGGAGATTAACACTCTGCTGATTGCCCTGGATAAAACATGGGATGACGACTTATTGCCGCTCTGTTCCCAGATATTTCGCCGCGACATTCGCGCATCGTCAGAACTGACACAGGCCGAAGCAGTGAAAGCTCTTGGATTCCTGAAACAGAAAGCCACTGAGCAGAAGGTGGCAGCATGACACCGGACATTATCCTGCAGCGTACCGGGATCGATGTGAGAGCTGTCGAACAGGGGGATGATGCATGGCACAAATTACGGCTCGGCGTCATCACCGCTTCAGAAGTTCACAACGTGATAGCAAAGCCCCGCTCAGGAAAGAAGTGGCCTGACATGAAAATGTCCTACTTCCACACCCTGCTTGCCGAGGTTTGCACCGGTGTGGCTCCGGAAGTTAACGCTAAGGCGCTGGCCTGGGGAAAACAGTACGAGAACGACGCCAGAGCCCTCTTTGAGTTCACTTCCGGCGTGAATGTTACTGAATCCCCGATCATCTATCGCGACGAAAGTATGCGCACCGCCTGCTCTCCCGATGGTTTATGCAGTGACGGCAATGGCCTTGAACTGAAATGCCCGTTTACCTCACGGGATTTCATGAAGTTCCGGCTCGGTGGTTTCGAGGCCATAAAATCGGCTTACATGGCCCAGGTGCAGTACAGCATGTGGGTGACACGAAAAGATGCCTGGTACTTTGCCAACTATGACCCGCGTATGAAGCGTGAAGGCCTGCATTATGTCGTGATTGAGCGGGATGAAAAGTACATGGCGAGTTTTGACGAGATGGTGCCGGAGTTCATCGAAAAAATGGACGAGGCACTGGCTGAAATTGGTTTTGTATTTGGGGAGCAATGGCGATGAAGCATCCTCTCGATAATATCCGGGTAGGCGCGATCACTTTCGTCTACTCCGTTACAAAGCGAGGCTGGGTATTTCCCGGCCTTTCTGTTATCCGAAATCCACTGAAAGCACAGCGGCTGGCTGAGGAGATAAATAATAAACGGGGGCTGTATGACTGATTTCACCGGAAGCAATACTCCTGCCGAACATCGCGACAGCTGGCGCACACCACCAGAGATTTTTGCTGCGCTGAATGCAGAGTTCGTTTTTCAACTTGATGCTGCAGCCAACGAAAAAAACCGACTATGTCGGCTTTTTATCTCACAGGAGCAGAACACATTAACCACTTCATGGCCTGAAGCAATGGGATATGCCTCTGGTTATGTCTGGTTGAATCCACCATACAGCAATATTTCCCCTTTTGTGAAAAAGGCAGCCACTGAAAACAAATTCAGTAGTGTGGGATGTGTAATGTTATTGCCTGCTGACACATCTGTCGGATGGTTTCATGAAGCGATACAAACCGCCAGTGAGGTCAGATTCATCACGGCAGGACGACTGGCATTTATTAACCCACTCACCGGGAAACCCGTCAGTGGAAATAATAAAGGCTCGATGCTCATTATCTGGCACCCATACCCCCGTACACACTGCCACTTTACGACCGTTGATCGTGGAGAGTTGATGGCGTTCGGCTCAAGGATTCTTGCCCGTCGGGAGGCTGCATGACAACCACGGAATGCATTTTTCTGGCAGCGGGCTTCATATTCTGTGTGCTTATGCTTGCCGACATGGGACTTGTTCAATGACACCTCAGCAGGAAAACGCCCTTCGCAGCATTGCCCGTCAGGCTAATTCTGAAATCAAAAAAGCCAGACAGCAGTTTCCGGATAAAAACGTCGATGACATTTGCCGTAGCGTACTGAAGAAGCACCGCGAAACGGTAACGCTGATGGGATTCACACCGACTCATTTAAGCCTGGCGATCGGCATGTTAAACGGCGTCTTTAAGGAGCGATGAACATGAAAAGCAAAATCATCAGGGAGCTACAGGCTCCTTTTTTATTATTCGCATTCACCCTCAAGCGTATTAACCAACAATTCAGGGATTAATGGAAGATGGCAGACATCATTGATTCAGCATCAGAAATCGAAGAATTACAGCGCAATACAGCAATAAAAATGCGTCGTCTGAACCACCAGGCTATATCTGCCACTCATTGTTGTGAGTGTGGCGATCCCATAGATGAACGAAGACGCCTGGCCGTTCAGGGTTGTCGGACTTGTGCAAGTTGCCAGGAGGAGATCGAACTTAAGAACAAACAATGGGGATTGTGATGGCCTCAAAGCAGCAAATTTCAACATCGTCCAACTGAGGTGTAAAAATGTTCAGAATCATTTTTCCTAACACCTGGTACGTCGACCACCACGGCACTCCCTGCAAAATCCTGCGTTCTACCCACAACAAAGTTCACTACATCCGAAAAGGCAGAACATGTATCGCCAGCATGTTCCGCTTTAATCATGACTTTGAACCTGTGAATAAAGCTGATGCAGATCGGATAGCAGAAGAGATCGAAACGGCAGAACACATTAAGAAGTTACGTGACATGCGTTCAAAAAGCAGAGGTAACCATGGAATCATACAGCCTCACACTCGATGAGGCCTGTCAGTTTCTCAAGATATCCAGACCTACCGCTACCAACTGGATACGAACAGGCCGCCTACAGGCAACACGCAAAGACCCCACTAAACCAAAATCTCCTTACCTCACAACGCGACAAGCCTGCATTGCGGCGCTTCAGTCTCCGCTGCATACTATCAAGGTGAGCGCGGGTGATGGCATAACAGAGGAAAGAAAATGTCACTCTTCCGCAGAGGTGAAATATGGTACGCCAGTTTCACATTGCCGAACGGTAAAAGATTTAAACAGTCTCTTGGAACAAAGGACAAAAGGCAGGCGACAGAACTCCATGACAAGCTAAAGGCTGAAGCATGGCGGGTCAGCAAACTTGGTGAAATACCTGATATAACGTTCGAGGAAGCGTGTGTCAGGTGGCTTGAAGAGAAAGCACATAAAAAATCACTGGACGATGACAAAAGCCGGATCGGATTCTGGCTTCAACATTTCGCAGGAATGCAACTAAGAGACATTACTGAATCAAAAATTTATTCAGCAATGCAGAAAATGACGAACCGGCGTCATGAGGAAAACTGGAAACTCAGGGCAGAAGCATGCAGAAAAAAAGGGAAACCTGTTCCAGAATACACGCCAAAACCAGCGTCCGTTGCAACGAAGGCTACGCATCTTTCATTTATAAAGGCCCTACTAAGAGCCGCAGAGCGTGAATGGAAAATGCTGGATAAGGCACCAATTATTAAAGTGCCTCAACCAAAGAATAAACGGATCCGCTGGCTGGAGCCCCATGAAGCACAAAGGCTGATTGATGAATGTCCGGAGCCATTAAAGTCTGTTGTTGAATTTGCACTGGCAACAGGCTTAAGACGCTCGAACATCATCAACCTTGAATGGCAACAAATAGATATGCAGCGCCGGGTGGCATGGATAAACCCGGAAGAGAGTAAATCAAACCGCGCAATTGGCGTTGCGCTGAATGATACTGCATGTCGCGTATTGAAAAAACAAATCGGGAATCATCACCGTTGGGTATTTGTGTACAAGGAAAGCTGTACCAAACCAGACGGAACGAAAGCGCCAACAGTAAGGAAGATGCGGTATGACGCAAACACAGCCTGGAAAGCGGCGCTGAGACGGGCTGGTATTGATGATTTCAGATTTCACGACTTGAGACACACCTGGGCAAGTTGGCTGGTTCAAGCCGGAGTCCCGTTGTCAGTGTTACAGGAAATGGGAGGCTGGGAGTCTATCGAAATGGTTCGTCGATATGCTCACCTTGCACCTAATCACCTTACCGAACACGCACGGCAAATAGACTCGATCCTGAACCCATCGGTCCCAAATTTGTCCCAGTCAAAAAATAAGGAAGGTACTAATGATGTGTAACTTATTGATTTTAATGGTGCCGATAATAGGAGTCGAACCTACGACCTTCGCATTACGAATGCGCTGCTCTACCAACTGAGCTATATCGGCCCTGAAAGGACATGTTCACGAACGTGAATCACGGTGGACAAGGTTAAAACTAACCGGGCGATGCGTCAATGGCCTTGTGAATCAAATGGCTACTTTTGCATCACCCGGTTTTATTTACGCACGAATGGTGTAATCACCAATGCCGATCCACTTGTAAGTGGTCAGTGCTTCCAGCCCCATTGGGCCACGCGCGTGGAGTTTTTGTGTGCTTACCGCCACTTCCGCACCCAGACCAAACTGGCCGCCGTCGGTAAAACGCGTAGAGGCGTTAACGTAAACAGCGGACGAATCCACTTCGTTAACAAAACGCTGGGCGTTGCGCATATCGCGGGTCAGGATCGCATCGGAGTGTTGTGTGCCGTGTTCACGAATATGGGCGATGGCATCGTCAAGATCGCTGACGATTTTGACGTTCAAATCTAATGACAGAAACTCATCGTCATACTCTTCGGCTTTAACAGCAACCACCTTCGCAGGGCCTGCCTGCAACTGCGCCAGTGCAGCTGCATCTGCGTGTAATGTCACGCCGCTTTCCGCCATTTGTTTGCTTAATGCGGGCAGGAAGCTATCGGCGATGTTTTTATTCACCAGCAACGTTTCAACCGTATTACATGTGCTCGGACGCTGAGTTTTCGCGTTGACGATCACTTTTAATGCTTCAGCGATCTCTACACTTTCATCAACGTAAATATGGCATACGCCTATACCACCTGTGATCACCGGGATTGTCGACTGTTCACGGCACAGTTTATGCAAACCAGCGCCACCACGCGGGATCAGCATGTCGATGTATTTATCCATACGCAGCATTTCACTGACCAGCGCACGGTCAGGATTATCAATCGCCTGCACGGCACCCGCCGGTAAGCCGCAGGATTTCAGGGCGTCCTGAATCACCGCCACCGTTGCAGCGTTAGTGCGACACGTTTCTTTGCCACCGCGCAGGATCACCGCATTACCGGTTTTCAGGCACAGCGAAGCGACATCAACCGTCACGTTCGGGCGCGCTTCATAAATCACGCCAATAACCCCCAGCGGTACGCGACGACGCTCAAGACGCAGGCCGCTGTCCAGTACGCCGCCATCGATTACCTGCCCCACCGGATCGGCGAGGTTGCACACCTGACGTACATCGTCGGCAATGCCTTTCAGCCGTGCGGGCGTCAGTGCCAGACGGTCAAGCATCGCTTCGCTAAGGCCATTGGCTCGCGCGTCAGCAACATCCTGGGCGTTAGCGTTGAGGATGATTTCGCTTTGTGCTTCCAGTTCATCGGCGATTTTTTCCAGCACGCGATTTTTTTCGCGGCTGGAGAGTTGCGCTAATTTATACGAGGCTTGCTTCGCGGCAATGCCCATTTGTTCCAGCAT